ACCGGAAGCACGTATACTTTGCCAGATGGAACCAAGTTAGGTTACTATAGCAAATTTAAGGAGGACAAAAATTTCTGGGACAATAAAATCATCCCTGAAGTAGAAAAGATAATTAAGGAAAAATACAAATATGGTAACTCCAGCACAAGTGCTAACATCGAAATCGATGAAGAGTTTCCAGATGAGGGAGGGGGTGTTGAAGATGGCCAAGACTAAAGAAATCAAGAAGGAAGTTGTAAAGGACGTAAAGAAGGAAGTCAAGAAGGGTAAGTAAGACTTCAACGAAAAAGGGCAACGATATAAAACTTGTTGCCCTTAATTTTGTTTTCATATATACTGTGTGTATGAGTAAGTGTGTAATTCCTGTTAGTGGTGGCATTGATTCAACGGTCATGCTTTATGATGCTGCTGCATCTAAGACCTATTCAGATATCTTCGCGATTAGTTTTTATTACGGTCAGCGTCATGCTACGAATGAGCTGGCTTGTGCAACTAAATCTGTTAATACTTTAAAGGAAAAGTACCCAGAGATTAATATCTATCACCGAAACATTGATCTAAGCTTCTTTGGTGAGATTGCTATTAGCTCTTCAATTACCAATAATGATATTGCTGTTGCTCAGACTAAAGATGTTCTTGGTGATCCACAGCCGGTTAATTATGTACCGTTTCGTAATCTAATGATGCTTTCTATTCTCTGCTCTTTTGCAGAGGCTCATGGTGCTCGAGATGTTTACTATGGTAGTGCTCTTGTTGATTCTCAGGCTGGGTATTGGGACTCTAGTAATGAATTCTACTTGAATCTCGCTTCTGTTATTGGTCTCAATCGTAAGAATAAGATTTCTATTATTACACCGTTGATTAAGCTTGATAAGAAAGATATTATCAAGTTAGGTGATGAGCGTGGGGTTGACTTTAAGAGTACCTGGACTTGTTATGAAGGTAAAGAACAAGCCTGTGGATATTGTCCAGCCTGCTCTAGTCGAATCAAAGGCTTTATGGATTATATGATGGTTGACCCTATTGAATACAGCCGAAAGATTAAATTTATCTAATATGTGTGCAATATTTGGTTCTGCTTCTAAAGAAAAATTTGTTAAACTATACGAGTTAAATAAACCTAGAGGTGTATCTGCTTCCAGTTATTTAACTATAACTGATAATGGTTGGATTGATTGTTACAAGAGCGCTGGTGCATTTGATGAAAATAGATTAAAATCTAGTAAGTTATATCTTGGTCATTGCCAGGCTCCAACCACAGTTAATCAGAGCTTTAACCCTGAACTAGCTCACCCATTTTATTGGAATCGCTTTTATGTCGCTCACAATGGTATTATTACCAATGTAGAAGAGCTTTGTGAAAAGTACTTTATTAAGCTTGAAGATATTAAAGTTGACTCTAGTATCATACCTGCTTTGATAGGTTACTTCTATCATAAAAAGAACTCTGACCAACTTCAAGACATTATTAAGCGTGTTGCTGAGTTGCTCAAAGGTACTTTTGCTTGTTATATTGTAGATGAAAGATCTAATCGAATATTTCTTATTCGATCAGGTTCTACCTTGTTCTATGATCAAGATAGCAATATCTCCTCTACTAAGTTTGATAATGCTATTCCTTTTGAAGAAGGTAGGGTAGGTGAAATTGTTAAAAACAAGATTATATATCACAATACCTTTATTTGTAACTCCCCATTTTTTATATGAAAATTTTATTTTATACTTGTACTAAACAGAACGTAGATGCATTTCTTAAGTTCTCTCCATTAATTAAATGTCTTGGTCTTGGCAACGATTTGCCTTACAAGCCTAAGAAAGCCTCTCTTAATGAACCTCTCGAACTCAATTACAAGTTTAAGAATCTTCGTTATGGTGCTGATCTGATTGTTTGGACTGAAAATACTGATAGTCTCAGTGTTCAGTATAACAAGGCTAAGAAGTATTATGATCAATACGATGCTATTATATTCTTGCACGATGATGTGTTTATTACTGATGCCTTCTTAATTGAGAAGCTCCAGGTAGCCTTTGCACAATTTGACGTTGTTGGATTGGCAGGTGGAGCTGATATTAGTCTTAAGAGCTATGGCTTGTGGCATATGATGTGTGATCCAAAGACCTTTAGTGGTGCAGTTTCACATTTTGATAATTCTGGAAAAGAGTTTGTTACAGCCTTTGGACCGTTTGGCAAGCGTTGTTTGCTTTTAGATGGTTTGTTCTTGGCTGTAAACACTAAGACAGCTAAGGCTGTTAATTGGGACGAAAATGTAAAGTTCCACCATTACGACTTGCTATTCTGCTTGGAAGCTAATAAACTCAAGCTGAAGCTAGGTACTGCTCCTATTTACGTGACTCATGAATCTCCTGGATTAAAAGGATTTAGTGAGGAATTTAAGAAGAGTGATGCTTACTTCAAAGAATACTTTAACAAATACTAATGGAAAAGAAATCAAAAACGAGCAAGATAGATAGCGACTTTTTTGAGTACGTTATTCTATTTAACTGTCTGACTGATGAGACCTACATGGGTACAGTTGTAGAGTACTTGGAGCCAGATCTCTTTAATAGTAAAGATGTTCAGAACATCGTAGAGATTATTAAAGAATACTTTAACAAGCGTTCTAATGTACCTACTCTTACTGAAGTTAAGACTTATCTTGTAACTGATGAGCTAAAAAACTCTTTCAAGCGTCTTGTTGAGCAATTCAAGACGCTTGAAAAGTCTAATAACAAGCAAGAGCTTCTTGAGAATACTGAAAGGTTTATTAAAGAGAAGACTGTATTTAATACAATGCTTGAAGTCACTGATATGTGTACTAAGGCAGAAGTTATTGATACAAATATCGTCTTGGATAAGTTCGAGCATGCATGTTCTATCTCGCTTAATAATGAGAAGGGTCACGACTACTTTGCTGATATTGATAAGCATTGTAAAGATCTAGTCAAGGTTGATAATCATATTAAGACTGGTTGGGAATGGCTCGATAAGAAGCTTGGTGGTGGATTCTTGCAAGATGGTAGAGCAATCTATGTCTTCGCAGGCGAAACTAACGTAGGTAAGAGTATCTTTTTGCAGAACCTGGCTGTTAATATTGCGAATCAGAATAAGAGTGTTATTATCTTGTCTCTTGAAATGTCTGAGATGGCTTACTGTAAACGTATTTCATCTAACATTACTCAGATTCCATTTAATGACTTGCGTAATAATGTTGATAGTCTAAAGCAGACTGTTACTAATAAGAAACTTAATCTACCGAGCTCTCGATTGCTTGTTAAAGAGTTTCCACCTAATACTGTTACTCCAGGTCAGATGACTGCATTCATTAAGAAGCTGCAACAGTCTGGGTATAAGTTCGATGCTATTGTTATTGACTATTTGAATCTACTTAATGCCCCAAAAGGGGATAACTCTTATGAGCGAATTAAGTATACTGCTGAGCAAGTTCGTGCAATGAGCTATGTTTTTAATTGTCCAATTATTACAGCAACTCAGTTGAATCGCAGTGGTTACAATCAAGAGAATCCTGGACTAGAGTCTATTAGTGAAAGTATTGGTACTGCTGCTACTGCTGATTGTGTGATGGGTCTATGGCAGCTCGATGAAGATAAAGAGCTCGGTGTTATTAAAATGAGTTTGTTGAAGAACCGTTATGGTCCTAACTTCGGTACAATCAACATGAAAATTAACTACCCAACTCTTACTCTTGAAGAGGATAACACATTGAATGCAGATGAAGAGATCGTAAATACCTCAGAAGCGCTCAAAGCGTTATCTGAAGAAATGACATGAAAAACGAACTGCTAATTATTAATCAAGATTTAGACGGAGCTGGCTGTTACACTGCTTACAGCTGGTTTCATAAAGTCGCACCTGAAGTATTTTTTGTAACGCAAAAGAAGGCTGAAAGTATGATCAAAGGTTTCTTTGATCGTCATTCTTTGCCTGACTTTAAACGAATCACTGTTCTCGGTCTAGATGTTTCTGGATTCGAAGACTTTCTTGACTGTAAAAATGTAATTATTATTACAGCTCATAAGAAGATGGTTGAGCTAAAGTACAACTTTAAGCTCGCAACTGCCTTAACTAAGATTGATGGTTCATCTACTCGATTAACCTTTAATATTTTTAAGAAGTTATACCCTGATATTAAGCCAACAGAGCATCAAAAGCTTTTGGTTGTTTTAATTGATGATGCAGTTAGTAAGACATATGCACTAAAACAATCTAAACAACTTGAGACGTTGTATTGGAACTCAAAGTCTTTCGAAAGAGTCTTTAACTTCTATCAAGACTTTCGCAAAGGCTTCTTTCAATTCAATGACTATCAATTGAGACAAATCGAATACTTTCAAAAGAAGTGCGATACTATTATCGACTCTCTAGCATTGTATCATACTAATTTACCTGTTAAGAATAAAAAGTATAATTTTTATGCTACATTTGCTGAAGGCTGTTTTCAGGAAGTAGCTGACTATATTTTTAACGAATATAGCGCTGATGTTGTTGCAGTAGTTAGCCTAGAGGCTGGCAAGGTATATTTTAGACGTAGCAAAGTTTGTGATGTTAAGGTAAATAACCTGGCTAAGACTCTCTGTGATGGTGACGGCTATGAATATGCCGCTAGTGGTAGCCTAACAGATAAGTTTGTAGAATTTACAAAGCTGTTAAAGCGCCATAAAAGTCAAATATGATTCAACCATACGATAGCATATGTTCAATTGAGACTAGAAATAACTTCTATAGAGCCTGCTCTTTTGTGTGCATGCTTAAAAATAAACGATTGAACTATGCTAACATTCTTATTATACTTCTTCAAGAGAAAAAACTAATCAGACTTTTTAAGAATCTTTGTAGCTTTGAAAACGATTTTGAGTGCATTAGATTCTTTTTAGAGTGTGATCCTAATATTTACAAGTCTAAATACATAAAACGATTCCTTAAAAAGCACTATGATAACGTCTACAGAAAAGAGAATATATAATACTTTTCTAGCCATATCACGCAAAAAGCAAAACAAGCCATTTAAATTACGTCAAGATTTCGAGAACTTTGAACAGGATGAAAAGTACCCTGCTATTAAAAAGCTCGCTTACTTCTTTGAACGTTTTCCGAATATTGATATCAACGATTATTTCTTGGCTCCGTATTCCATTTACGTAAACGATGAGAATACCTATTACGATCTTCAGTTTTATTTGAGCCAAAAGGCTCGTTCTGTGTATACTATGCACATGAAGAAGAAAGAAAACGTAGAGGCTGATTCAGAAGAAAATTTGAAAAAATGCAAAGAATCTCTGCTGTTTATCTATAAATATTGTAAAGACCAAGGCTGCTCTGTAGAAGAGTATTTGAATCTTAAAGAGGAGAATTCACTCTTGCCTGCCTTTGCTGTTCATTTAAAAAATAGAGACATTAACGTCTACGCGTTATTTGCCTTTGAAGACTTTGAGAATAAATTCTTTCAGATTCCTGCGGATTTGCTTGAATTCATCTTTGGGAGTCTGTATAATGATTTCGCACAACTTAGACGGAAATTTGTGATGTCTGAGAAGTGCAAACAGATCTGTAGATCAGGTCTGAAAATAATAGAAACAAAAAGCTAGAAAAAACTAAAAATAGAAATATAATAAAAACGAAATATGAGTACATTTAATAAATCAATGTTTGAGTCGATTAAGGAAGAGTTGAACAAGTCCAAGGCTAAGTCCGGTCTTCGTGATATTCTTCGTACACCTCCTGGTCATACTTACACTGTGAGGCTTATTCCCAACATCCAGGATCCTAAGAAGACCTTTTTCCATTACTACAACTTTGGTTGGGAGTCTTATGCTACTGGTGAGTATGTTCAGTTTATCTCTCCTTCTACTTGGGGTGAGCGCGATCCGATTGCTGAAGGTCGTTTGAAGTGCTTGAAGCATGGTTCTGCTGAAGATAAGGCAAAGGCTGAGAAGCTCTTGCGTCGCGAAAATTGGTTGGTTAACGTTTATGTTATCAACGATACCAATGAACCTGATAATAACGGCAAGGTGAAGATGCTCCGTTATGGTCGTCAGATTCAGAAGATCATTGACGAGGCT